GAAAAAATGTTTGGATCTGCAACTGGCATTATATCTACTCGGTCATCGAAGTCTAATTGTTTGATTTGCCTCTGTCCTCCGATAACATCATAGGGGTAGATTGGAGGTAGATATAACTTTAAAACTCTTGCTAATAAACTAAATTCTTTTTTCATCGACGCATATAATCTTTTGTGAATAGCAGACATTGTTCTGCTTCCTCTTTCAAGCATAGCAACCGTCGTGCCCACTGCTGCTTGCTGATTCCCATCCCCTACTTGCAAGTCTGCTATTGAAGCAAATCTTTGACCTGCATTTACCACGACGCCCATAAGTTGTAATAATGTTTGCGATGGTTCTTTGAAAGGAAGAGTCATGAAAGCATCTCTTAAGTTTCCACCAGGAGCATCTACATCTCTAAACTCTCCAGGTTGAATAGACTGAGATTCATCTCTCATTTTTATACCACGCATTTTAAATCCAGCAGGTAAGTTCGACAAGGTTCCTGCGTCAAGTAAAGATCTTAAAGCTGATGTTGCAGTTCTAGATAATCCACCAATCATGTGAATTAATCCAAAACCATAAAAGCCAAGACCAGGTAAAAATTTAAAATGAACAAAATAACTAATCTTACTTTTAGTTGGATCACCTATTTCATAATTTCTTCTAATCGATAATACTTCTCTTGAGGCCTCTTCAATGGTTACAATGTATGGTAATTTTATTCCTGTTGGATCACCTCCAGCAGTAACGTCGTTAAATCCGTCAATGTCTAAGTTAACGTGACACTCAAGTAAAGAATACATTTTTTCATCTTTACCTTTTCTTGTGCCATCTAGTTCTCGTTCTTTTTTATCTGTTTCTGATTCGTTTACATAAGCAGGATTTAATTCTATGTCTCTATAAAAACCACCCACTTGTTGTTTTCTTAATTCATTTTCAGAAATTTTTATTGTGTGTATAATTGAGTCTGCATCTTCTAATGATGTTGCTGTGTAAGGCACTACTAAATCATCTGCGGGCACAAATTTAGAAACAGCTCTACCCATCACTTCATCATAATAAACTTTTTTAAATGCAGATCCTGATAATGGTAAATAGAATAACATTTGATCAAACTCAGCTTCATACTCTTTCATCTCAGACATGATTGTGTAGTTCATAAAATCTTTTACACGTTGAGATTGTTGTTCTCGATCTGGTGTTGGTAGTCCAATGATTTGAGTTCTTACAGGTCCACCTGCAGGTAATAATTCTTTGTAAGCTAAAGATTGAAATTGTGTAACCGCTTCTGCTAATACAGGATGCGTAGCACCTGATGCACCTTTGAAAGGTTCTGTTTTACTTTCGTATTTAAAACCTAGTAAATCTAATCCTGATGTATATGCTTTTTCCCAATCACCTCTGGATGATTTGTAGTCTTGATAGTTTGCAGACAACTCTTGACCAATAGGCATAAGAACTTCTTCAGGTAATAGTTCTGCTAAGTTTGCAAAATGATCTTGGCTTTGTTCTTGATTTACTTGTGATGGATCAAAATTAACATCAACACTACCGTCTTCATTAGTCTGAACGTCAACGGGTGCTTGTGGATCTTTTTGTGTTTGTTCTATTTCTACCTGTAATTCTTCTGGACTAGGTATCTTTATAGTTTGCTCTACATTTGGAAGAGCTTTATCTACGTCTGCCATTATTTTTCTCCAATCGAACTACTTTAACCTTTTTATTTTTAATATTCAACCCCTGAGGATTAGGACCTCTTTTAGGCGGTGCGCCTGTTGTTAATTTTTTATTTAATTTCATTCAACCTTTAAAATACCCGCTAATCCACCTTTAAACATTTTTACTCTTCCGCCTTTTTTAAAACTTTTTTGTAAAAAAGAAAGTGCTTCTTTGGGATTGTTTGTTGAAAAACTAGGGCGTTCAGGAGGTTTTGGTGCAGCACCAAAAGCCAGCTTATAATTAATATTTGCTTGATACTCACCGTCTTTATCATAAAAGCCACCAATATTTATATTACCACCTTCTCCTTCAGGACCAAGACTAAATTTTTTTTTTACATTTAATCTTAAATTATTATCATTTATAAAATCACCTTTACTTTTAGAAGCTTCTAAATTAGCATAATTTGTTATGGGTAGATTAACTCCAATTTTATTTTGATTTGCATCTCTTTCAAAATCTTTATAAGTTTCTCCACTAAATTTTATTCCTTTATCCGTTACGTAATTAAAAGATAGTTCTGCTTGATTCTCTGCACCACCAAGTTCATTTTCATTTGCAAGATAGTTTCTTAAAAAAACACTTGCTTTTTTATCACCATCATCTTTTCTTTTAACATAAGAAATTGTTCCTGATCTGTCATCATAAAGTTTATCTGTACTAATATTAACCGTTAAAGATTCTTTTGGAATTTTTATAGGTCCTTGTTGTGTCATTATATCAACAGTTTCTTTGTCTATTAAATATTGTAAATTAGTACCTGTTTGAATATTCTCGTCAGTTCTAGTAACTGTGGGTCTTATACTTAAGTTACCATTACTATAATTATAGTTACCTCTAGCGATTTCTCCATCAAAATTAATTCCTAAATTACCCGCAGTTAATTCAGCATTTTCTAATTCTTTATCTCCAACTAAATTTGTATTTGTATCTACTTTTAATCTTATATCATTAGGTAGATTATTTTTTGTATCTAATGCAATTTTAAATAGTGTTTTGTCATCTAAATTAACTGGTATATTTCCATCATACCCAATTTTTTCAGCAGCAACTTCTGATGCTTTTATTTTAACTGAACTTTGATCATCATTAAGTACATTTAATTTAAGCATGCCATTAAAAATATTATAAGCAACGTCTTGATCTTCTTCTTTTAATAAATTAAAAGCAGCTAAAGTCACTTTTAATGCTGCAGATTCTGTTGAATCTATTTTATTATCGTTTGTAACAAAAGACCCTAGACCATCTGTTGATCTATTTTTTTTTTTAATCGGTGGTCCTATAAATTCTGCCATAATTTACCAGTAGTAACTATATTTTTTTGGAGGCAATTTTTCGTCCTTATAATCTTCAGGATGAGTAACCAAACCCCCTTGTCTAAATCTCATAATAGCTTGAGTCATTGAGTCAACCAAATCGTCATGCTCTCCATACGGAAACGCTGCACATTCTTCAATAACTTCCTGTGCAAACTTTTTATCTGTTGGAGCCCATATCATACCACTTTCAAATAATGGTGCAACAGAATTAACCCTTGTATGCTTATCATTTCCTTTGGACGGACTAAAGTTCACCACAGGTATACCCATAGCTCTAAGTTCATAAGTTAATGGTAATCCACTAGCTTTTGCCTCAACCAAGACAGTCTCTGGTTGCCAGTAATCATATTGGTCTTTTGCAAGTCGTCTTAACTCTGGAAACTCTAATCTATCTTTTACGGCATCTAATAATATTAAATTGTGTGGCATATCCTCATTCTCTTGAAACACACCCCATGTTGTGATTGCAGAATAGTCTGCTGTCTCTTTTTTCATAAACGCTGTATCATAGGATTGTATGACATGCCTTAAAGGAGGTAAAGTTTCCTTATCCCATTTCTTCCACCACTCACGTTTGATAATTGCACCTTCTTCTGATGTTGGGTTTTGCATCCACTGTGCATTCCATTTACCAACAGATAGTGATGCTTTAACTGCATCAAGTTCGTCTAATTTCCAATACTCAGGCCAAACAGGTTTACCTGATGGCATTACTGCTGGAAACTCTACAATCTCCCATTGATCAGCTTTCTGTTCTTTTTGTGAGTTGACTAACATACCGGTTAGATCTTTGGTATTCCATCTTGTCATTACACAAACAATCTTACCACCTGGTTGCAAACGTTGTCGTGGTCCTGAAGTATACCATTCGTATGCTCGCTCAAGAGCTTGCATGTTCATTGCGTCTTGCTCAGAATGTGGATCGTCAATGATAAGTAGATCTGCACCTCGACCTGTAATAGCACCCCCGACGCCTGCTGCGAAATACTCGCCACCTTGAGCAGTTTCCCAGCGACCAGCGGCTTTACTATCTTCCTGTAATCTTGTTTTAAATATTTTTTGATATTCTTCGCTATCAATAAGGTTCTTAGCTTTACGACCAAACCTTACAGCAAGCTCTCCGGTGTGGGTCGTTTGAATAATTTTCAGTTTAGGACTTCTCCCGATCATCCATGCAGGCAACAAGGAACTGGCGAACTCGGACTTTGTATGTCTTGGCGGCATATTTACGATTAATCTTTTGACTTTGCCTTCTGCCATTTCATTAAATTTTTTTGCAATAATTTTATGGTGATAGCCTTCAATGAAATCTGGCCATATATGTTTCACGAAACTTAAGAAATCGCTTTTGACTTTGTCTTCTTTCTTTTTTTCCTGTAACTGCAAGTACATCTTCATAAAGTCCTTGCGTACATCAGCGGGTAGTTTCTTTATCTTTTCTAAATCAATTTGCATTTTGAAAAATTTTTTTTAAAATTTTTTTGTAATGTTGTTTTATTTGATTGTTATTGTATTTGCTATGCTTTTACAAATCAATAATGATTTTGGGGCGTTTAAACGTATAAAACTGGCAATATTGTACGACAACGTTGCGTTTATGGGTAAAAATAAGAAATCGTTTTTTAAGGATCTTTGGAAATTGTAAATCGTATTGGGACCTCTATTAAGGACCAAAGACTCTTGCGACTAGTATCTAGCAACTAACACCAAGCACCAAGCAACTTGCACCAAGCAACAAGGATCTATTCTATTGTAATTTTTAAAAGGTTAGGGATTTTATAGGAGACTAGACTTTTTCGAATACTTTCAAACAATCTGCAAGGCCTTCGGCTAAAGGTTTTAGCTTCAAGCCACTTGCAACTAGAAATTGAATCTGTTTGCCCTCATAAAGTTTCAGGCGACTCGGAGCGATTGCTTTGACCAAGATAAAAGAATTGTGAGGGTGTCTCAAATGAAAGCTTATTTGGTGTGGCGAAATGTTTACTTTGTTATGCTTTGCTACTTTAAGTTCAACAGTGAAGAAATGCCCTTTTTTATTGTAGCCCAATAGATCGGGCGTACCTTGAACACTTGAATTCTCTAATCGAGTCCAAGATATTAAAGGCGTATTCTGTTTCAAATATTTCCATAAATTAGACTCATTCTTTGCCATAAATTTAAAGTAACAGATGTGTTGTATTTATGCAACACTGCAGCATTTATATCACACATTTTCAAAGCTTTATTTAATCAAAATAAATTCATTATGTGCTTGATTATCCTATATTATTTGGTAAGTTTTTTTATGAAAACAAATCAAGATAAACAACAGAAAGAGGATAGAATGAACATACAAGAGATAGAAAAAATAGGAAACGAAGCGCAAAAGAGAAACGACTCAGAGTTTAAAGAAAATAAAAAGAATATTAATTTTTCTTTAAGAGGCAGAAATAAATATTTTTATGCTTATCAATGCGCTTTATTTATCAAAAATGTAAAAAAATACGGCTTTGGTCATATTACGGTTGATATGATTGATAAGAATGGCGTTTGCTTTAATGAATACTCTATAAATAATGGTTATAATCAATATTGTAGAGATATGAAAAGATTTAATAGCAAGGAGGAGATGTTAGGATTTGTCATTGGATACAATCAAGCCATTGAAAACTATTAAAGACCGAAACGCCCTTATCCCTCTAGGGCGTCTGTCGTTAAATACGGCACTGATGAGGTCAGAAACACGAACAGAAAGAGGATAAGATGAATAAAAATAAAACAATGATTGAAGGTGGAAAATATCATTTATTAGATTTGCAAGAAAGTGTTAATAATCTAGTAGATGAATTTCATAAAAAAATTCCTGTAGATAACGATGAAGATTTACAAGATTTATGGAATACAACTATTAAATGTTGTGAGCAATATATAAAAGATAATAGAAAGGAGAAAAAAGATGAAACTAGAACTTAAAAAAATAAAACATTGTCAATGGGCAAGTGAAGAGACTCATTGTTATCAAGCAACAGTTTATGTTGATGATAAACCAATGATTGAGGTAAGCAACGAAGGGCAAGGAGGTGGCGATAGTCAATGGGCAATTGAACCCTTTACCCATGAAGATGTTGATAAAGTCAATAAATGGTGTGAAGAGAATTTGCCAAAATGGTCTTCTTCTTTTGACAAAAGCCAAAATGATAAAGATTTAGAATATTGGTGTTGGGATGAAATTAATAAATATCTTGATAAAAAACACTATCAAAAAAATCTAAATAGGTATCTTAAGAAATCAATTTTATACATAAAAGATAATGTAATTAAGCAAATATCTTTTAAAGGAGTATCTAAAATTGAAAAAAGACACATAGATAGAGTCTTAAAAGAAAACCCTAATTTAGATTTATTAAACCTAATGCCAAAAGAAAAAGCATTAGAGGTTTATACTCAACATATAAAATAGAACAAAGAAAGGAGGAACGAGATGATTAAAGCTTTATATTTTGGAATTTGCTTTGCAACCGCTTTTTTAGGGTTGATTATAGCAATACATATAAACTTTTGGCTAGGTATAAGCATAACGGCACTATTTATAGTGAAATTTATGCTACAATTACCAAGCAACCAAGAGTTGTAATAATAAATGTTGAGAAATAGGATAAATTAGGATAAAAAAGGACTATGAAAAACAGAAAGGAAATAAAATGAAAAACATTAACTATGATTGGGTTAATAATAAGATTAATAAAGTAAAACAAAAAGATATTAAATATAATGAGCAAGTTATGGAATTAGCTGATAGTATTTTTTGGGATTATATAAAAAAATATCCAGACCAACAAAAAGATTTAGTTTTTTGGAATAAAGAAGAAAATTGTGGTAATGACACAGAACTAGGAAGCGAATTGTATGATCACATAAGAGAAAAACTTGAAAGCACGAGTTATAATTTTAATAATAATGAGGATAATTATTTTGGGTTTTGTTAATAAAAAAGGACTATGAAAGACGAAAAAAATAAAACAATAAGTTGGCAAAGTAAAAGAATAGATGAAATCAATAAAATATGTAGTGCTAAACCAAGTGCTGTGGATTGTTTTATTGATGAAGTTAATGATATCTATGAAAGCAAAGCAGACTCTTATGATGAGTTTGTTACAGAGCAAGAAGAAAAAATGGCAAAGTATATGCCACAATTAATAAAAGAATGGAGAAAACTATGAAACCAAGTGAAGAAAAGAAAGATACACTATTTGACATAGCAAAAAGTATTAGTGAAGTGAGTCAAATAGGTAATTCGTATGGAAGATTAGCAGAGTTAAGGGATCTTCAAGTACACATACAAACAAGAATTAATGAGTTAGAGAAAGAAATAGACAAGACTAACCCATTAAACAAATAGAAAGGAGCAAAGATGAAGAATAAGAAAATAACAATTGTACTTAAAAACTGTCGTGATGATATTGCGAAGACTATACTAATTGATACAAAGATGAATATGAAAAAGTATGAAAGTGTCAATCATTTAGAGTTTCGTAAGAAAGGATCTAGAATAGAGGTACAAGAGATAGGGAACAGGAAGGAAAAGGATGCAAATAATTTATAATTATTTTGATGAAAATGATATCCCTAGAGCTTGGGGTAGTGGATACACCGAGAAAGAAGCTAAAGAACAATGTGAATTAGCTTTAAGTGAATACATAAAATCTAAACCTTCTCATGTAAGATATTATTTTGCTAATAAAAAATATAAAATGAAAAGAAAGGAAGAAGATGCAAATAGATCATAAAAAGGTAAATACATTAAGATCTTTCTTTGGTGTTAAGTTAAGAGGAAACGAAACTTTTGACGAATTGTTGCAGATAGAGAAAGACAACAAAGAAAGAATTAAGAGAGATCAAGAGAACATTAAAAGAGTGGACGCACAGACAAGGAGATATTTTAAATGCCGTTAGAACTTAAAATATTGATATGTGGCACTATCTTTTCAGGTCTATGGTTTTGGTATAGAGAACACAAAGCCGAACAAGAAAGAAAAAATAGGCAAGAAATGGAAATGGTAAGACCAAAGCCAAAGTTACGATTGGTTAAAAAATAGAAAGACACAAACGAGATGTATAGTATTTACAAAATATCATTTAATTTATACAAAACAAGACAAGGATCTTACGAACAAATAATAAAAAAATTGCGTAAATTAAAAAAACACAAGCAAAAAAATAAAAAAACACAAGTAAAGTTATAGTTTCTTCTTAACTTTACCCATACGCCAACTCTCTGTTGTAGAGATTTCTAGCACTAATCTATGTGTTTCTCTTTGGCCAAGTATGTTGTTTTCCATTAAAGTTATGGAATGAACATCAAAATAACCATCAGGAGAGTGGAACTCGCCTTGTGGTAATTTAACTTGAACTCTAGCATTTTGACAAGCTGGAGATTTTAAGAACTTCTCCAACTGATTCATGAATATCTTTCCACTTATCATATATTGACTTTTACGCAATATTACCTTAATTGTCAATTATGGGTTTACCAAAAAGATTAACAGAAAAACAAATGAAGTTTGCAGAGCTTGTAGTATCAAACGAGGGCAGAAAAACCGGTACTGAATGTGCGATTGAGGCGGGATACGAACCGGAAAGAGCCAGAATTACGGCGAGTGAACTCAAATCACCAAAGAAATATCCTCTTGTTGTAAAATATATTGGAGAGTTAAGAGAAGAATATCAGAAAAAATATGAAGTGACTTTTGAAAGACATATAACAGAGCTAGGTAAAATAAGACAAGAGGCATTAAAAAAAGGTGCTTTTTCTGCAGCAACAAATGCAGAAGTCGCAAGAGGAAAGGCAGCAGGATTATATATAGAACAAAAGATTATTAGAACCGGTAAGCTAGATGATCTTTCAGCAGAGGAACTAGAGACAAGGTTAAAAAGTGTTTTAAATGAATACTCACCAATACTCGAAGGTGTTGAAGTAGAAGATCTAAAAGAAAAAGTTAAAAAATTAAAACCAATTAGTAAGGTTAAACATTAAATCTTAGTCATCTTTATAACCCAAGATCTAGGTATTGCAATTCTATCGCCAAAAGTAATTCCGTCTTCATCTTTATCATAAGACGCAAACAGCTTTATATAATTTTTAGTTTTTTCATACACCCAACCTTCATTAACAGGTGTAGCTAAAGTCATTTTATCAAACTCGTATTCATCCGCCCAATCAGATTCACTAATCGCATCAACCCAATCAACCCTGTACTTTGTGTATGGAATATCTTTTACAGATTTTGTCTTTATACTTCTTTTTCTTCTTCTTTTTGGCATACCCCTTTATACACCCCTATATGTTTTTTTAAAATTTTTTATGTGTTTTTGAAAACAAAAGCTTCTCCCGGCCCCTATGCTCAATAATCGTTGGTATTAAATGCTTATTTAAGGTGTTCATTATGGGTTTTTAACGATGCTCTAAAAGTGTTGGTATATAACAAAAGTCACCTCGTCACCTGGTCACCTCATTTTTCAAACCACTGATTCAAAAAAAAAAACTTTTTCAAAACATATACCACCAGGTGACTTTGGCGTAAAACAGCCCTTTTGGTCACCTGACCCCTGTCACTTGTCCCTTCACTCTAGCAGCAAAGCCCCTTGTCACCTGTCTCCAGAGCTTTGCAGCAAGTATCAAGGATCTAAAGTTTACTCTCAAACTGCCTTAATTTTACCACATTTTAGCCACAAACCCAAATTGAACACTATCTTTATATAAAAACCCAAAATGAACAAGGTGTCTGGGGTATATAGATATGTGGCGGAGTATATATTAATAACAATAGGAGAAAGACATGAAAACAATTAAGCTAACGAAGAAACAGTATGAGGTATTAAAAGGTGCTTTTATTCAAGGTGCTGATTCTCACTCAGGAGCTTTAAATGATGACGGCTTTGATTTAGACGGCAATGTCATTAGTAAAGAGGCTGTTAAAAAATATCACGCTTATATGAGAATAATAAAAAAACTAGAAATAAAACTAAACTGTAAAGTATGTTAATAAATTAGTCTCTAGTCGCCTTAATCTTGACATATTTAACAAGGTCGTGGCCTTTCTTGTTCTTGTATCTAACCTCGACAGTTTCCCCTGTTTTAAATTCTGTCTGGAGCTTTCGTAAAAACTTCTTATAGCTCATAGCATAAAGCGTCTTATTCTCGCCATCATTACCTTTAACTTCATAGGTGTATCTCATTTTAATCTCTCTCTCGCCATATTAAAATATTTCTCATCTAACTCAATACCAATAAACTCTCTATTTAAATTCTTACAAGCAACTCCTGTTGATCCAGATCCCATAGTAAAATCTAAAACAGTATCACTCTCATTAGTATAAGTTTTAATTAAATACTCTAGTAAAGCTACTGGTTTTTGTGTGGGGTGTAGTTTTTCTTTATCGGAATTAAATTTTTGTATTGCATTAGGATATCTTGTTCCGTTATTTTTTGTAGTTATATCTTTACCTGTTCTAGATCCCTCTCTGACAACTGCATCTCCTCCTTTTCCTTGTTTTATTTCATAAGGTAAGCCATTAACCATTTGTGGATTGTAAGGACAATTAGAATTATTTTTTACAAAAGAAGTAGCACCATTAGAAAAAACAGATATAATTTCATAGTTTTTTGATGGTTGATATTTGTAGTTTAAAAAATTAGAACCCCTTTGTTTTTCCCAAACCCAATCGTACTTAAACCATTTAATATTAGATGTTCTTAAATAACTACTAAATGGCTCACTACCAAACAATATTATAGGTTTGTTTTCTTTAATTACTCTTTTAAGCTCTTTCCACATTGGTTGGAACGAAATAACACTATCCCATTTACAAGCAGAAGTTCCGTAAGGAGGATCTGTTAATATTAGGTCAACACTATTGTCAGCTAGTGTTGGCAGCACTCTTAAACAATCATCGTTTATGAGTTTCATTTAATTAATTTAACTCGTTTATAATATAAATCTACTTTCTCTAAAAATTTGTATTTATATTCTTTAAACTCTTTACCTTTGACTTGAAATTTTTGAAAATAGTTATCTGGTGTACACATTAAAATAACGCATTGTGATATCTCCGTATTATAAACTTGATTGTGTGCCATAGCATAGGCAGCACTTTGCATAAAGTAATCTTCAATCCACTCTTTTCTTTTAGGTTTATTACTTTGTTTGAAGTCGATGATACTATCCTCGTAATCATATACCCCTACAACATCCGTAGCCCCTGCATATAAGCCAGGATACCATAAAGTGACCTCTGACCCCCATATTTCCTGTAAATCGCCTAATCCTTTGTCTATGACAGTCTGAGCCATACTTTGAGCCGTCTTTCCTTCCTCAGTTAGATCCATATGACCTTGACCCAAAATGAACTTCTCTAAGTGTAAGTGCATATTAGATCCCCTTGAGGCCGCTTGTTGCTTGACCCTTGTCGCCTCATCCTTGCCAACTCTCGCTTGCCATCTAGCAAGTGAGGCTCTCTTCTCATCAGATTGTGTAGCTTGTAAGATACTCGTAACACTTGGTAAGTCTTCGTTACCTACATTATAGGTTCTTAAACCATCTGTCGTACTTCTAACGCAAGGTGGGTAGTGGTAGAGTTTATTCCATTTCATATTCTTATCCTATTATCTACTACTACAATCATTAAAGGTCTAAGATAACCACATTTAGGTTCTTCATCATCATCGGAAAAAAATTTATGACCAGTACCAGTATGATGCCTTTTTAAAAATCTAATATCTACGTTTGATTTTTTATAGAAGTACTCATGAAAATATCCAGCATTAGTCGAAGCTGGTAATAAAAAAACTGTTAAACAGTTACTGTTAATTGATTTTTTAACAAATTTAGGAATATTAATATCATACATTGGATGACAATAAACTACTTCGTTATCCCAATTTTTATCTAAAGCTGAATTTTCTTTTGTCCAATATTTAGGTAATAAGTAATTTTTATCAGAAGCACAAGCATCAACAGTAAAATCAAACTCTTTAGATAATTCATTCCAAATAACTTTAGGTGTTCTAATCCATTTCATTTTTAATTTTTTTGATTTTGCATTTATATTTGGTCCATTTTTTTTCATGCTTGTCTCCTTCTGTTAAATATTGTTCTCCAAAACCAAGATCTACATATACTTATCACAGTAAAGATAACAGCGATATGAAAGCTCTCTAATATGGTTGGATGTAAATCAAAGAACGGAAAGATATATAACTGTATAAATGTGGACAGAATAAGGCCAGTACCTACATCTATACATGTCTCAAATAAATTTCTTTTATTAGATTTCATTTTTTACCTTTCAAAATAAAACAACCAATATGTCTGCCTAATCCTTTTCCTGGAGAACCATCTTCAGTAGCACACCATTTAACATCTCCTAAATTTCTAATTTCAGCACCTGCTTTAATCATCATTAAAATCCATTTATCTATGGGAAAAACAAAAACTACATTTTTACCTTTTTTATTTTCAGCTATAGATTTCCTAACCCAAGCTGTTGCACCTTTTTTCTTACCTTCGTGTATAATAGATCCGAAAGGTGGATTTACATAATTAGATTTACCCCATTCATTTGTTAAACCATCAAAATCATCTGGTTTAGGATATGGACAAGGATCAAAATCAAAATTAAATTCATCATTAAGTTCTTTCATTAAATCATTTGGAGTAAGCCAATAATGTTTGCCATCTTTAGGATTACCCTTATGAAATTTATTTTTTTTAGGATCTTTAATAACTTTAACCATTATTCTTTTCTTTCTGCTGCTTTAATTATAGCATATCCTATTTCTTCGACGATTTTCGGGACGATAGAATTTCCCAATCCTTTAAGTCTGTATACCCTGCCGGGTATCCCATGAGCCACTCTACCCACGTCGGGTTCAACGTGCCACCAGGAGCTTTCTCCTGATAAGCTACTTCCGTTTCCAAATATTTCTTGTGTCTGAGATTCGCCATCCCCTGTGACAGCTTCATTGTCATGCCGATCGCTGCTCTCGGTGTTGGCCACATCTTCGCTTCCTTCACTGCTAGTGTCAAAGGTTTGCCTCCCTGACTGTACTTCTTTGTACGTTCCGTCGCTGAGTCTTGCGTAGGTGTCGGCCACATCTGTGCTGCGTGTCGAAGTGCGAATTGAAGATTGATTCCCTCTTTCTTTTTCTCTGCTGCTCTCTTCTTCCACGCTTCCAATGTTTCCGATTGATTCGCTAGATGGTCTGCTCTGTTCGGTGTTGGCCACATTAGATTCGGATGAGCTACTTGATCGTTGATGCTGATTGGCATTTTCTTTTCCAACTTCATCTTCATTCTTTTCTCGGAGCTCGGTCCTCTGTTGCAATGTGCGTCGGGAGTCCTCCAAACTTGCAATGATCCAAATTCTTTTTCTTTGGTGCGGAGCACCGACGGCTGAAGCTGGAATATTGAACGGTTGAACTTCGTATCCTTGACTTTCCAAGTCAGTGCACACAGTTTCGAAGACCACGCCGTCTTGGATGTTAACAATTCCTGGCACATTCTCGCCAATAACGAACCTAGGTTTGAATGCCTTGATGATGCGAAACATCTCTGGCCAGAGATGTCTGTCGTCACTCGTTCCTTTTTGTTTGCCAGCGACCGAGAACGGTTGGCATGGGAAACCTCCTGTGATGATGTCTGGAGCTTCAACTCCATCTGCCTCAAGTCTTTCTTTTGTGATTTCTTTAACGTCATTATATATTTTAACTCCTTTCCAATGTTTTTGCAGCACTAAATTACAATATTTATCATTATCGCAAAATGCTATTGTTTTAAAATGTCCTGTTCGTTCAAGACCTAAACTAAATCCACCTAATCCACTAAACAGATCTAATATTTTCCATTTCATGTATTAAAAAATCCAAGTTCTTTATTAATTCTTTTATTAGCAATACTAATATACTCTTTATTAAGTTCTATTAAAATAGCATTACGATTGTTATGAGCTGCAACTACCCCTGTCGTACCACTGCCACCAAAAGGATCTAAAACGATACCTCCTTTAGGGCAACCTGCTTTAATACATGGCTCAATTAAATCTTTAGGAAAAGTCGCAAAGTGTGCGTCTTTAAAAGGTTTAGTAGTTATAGTCCAAACATTTCTTTTATTTCTTTTATTTCCTGATATTACAGGTTTCATAGGACCATTACTTTTTACTCCAGCATGAGCTATGAAAGAACCCTTTTGATTTTTTAAAATATTTTTTTGATTATGGTATCTTAAATAAGTTCCTTGTGCTAAAGGCTCTTTTATGGACTCATGATCATAATAATATTTTTTATTCTTAGTAATTAACCATATCTTTTCATGGCAGCTTGTGGGTCTATCTTTTATACTTTCTGGCATTGGGTTTGGTTTATGCCAAATAATTTCTGATCTAATATACCAACCTGCGTCTTGTAGAGCTATCGCAACTCTATTAGGTATCATTAATAAATCTTTTTCTTTAAGAGATTTAAGTAATACTTTTGAAATATTATCTTTTCTTTTATGTAAATTTTCCTTTTTATTAGGAAGTCCACTACTCTTTTTTAAATCCTTATTTCCAGCTGGTTTATTATTATAACTATCTCCAACATTCCACCAGATTGTAGCAGTATCTTTTAGTTTAGGTTTAAAA